GTAACTAAGGAGGTTGCAATTGGAAATCCTGGAACATCCATTGATGTAAGACTTACCGCTAACATCAAGGATATCTCAAACATCAGAGTTCTCTACAGATTTAAGAAGGCATCCAGTCAAGAAAACTTCGAAGATATTGATTGGGAATACTTCAACACTGATGGAGGTCCTGATAATTTAGAGATTGCGTCCAGTGAGAATAGCATCTCTGGAACTGTCGAGAAGCAATCTTCATATCAAGAATTGAAGTATAGCGTTGCAGATCTTCCCGAGTTCTCTTCGTTTGCTGTTAAGATTGTGATGAAGACTGTTGATCCAGCATTTGCTCCTAAGGTTCAAGATATCAGAGCAGTAGCATCGTTCTAATTTCCGCGTATGTCATATATCAAAGTTGAAGGGCATGATGGTCTTGTCAGAGACGAGACCACAGGTGCCATCTTGAATTACAACGATTCTGCTATCGAAGCTCGTCGTAAAATGAAACGGTTGAATTCCGCGTTAGACGACATAAATATGTTGAAGGATGAAGTATCTGAGATCAAAACCTTACTGCGAGAGTTAATCAAAAATGCCAGCAATTCAAGTCGCTAGAACAGATACCTTTGAAAGACAAAGGGTAAAAATCAACCAAATTAGTGACCAGATTTTTAGCATTTCCCAAGGTGGAAGTGATCTATCTACTGGTATTTTGAAGTTGGGAAATGGAACATTAGCAGCTCCTAGTTTAGCATTTACAAACGATTCCGACACTGGTTTTATTAGATATGATTCTAAAACTATCGGTGTTGTTTCTAATGAAAAATTAGTAGCATCTTATAATTCAGCACAAAACTATTTTTATAACGATACAACATTTATTAAAAATAGTATATCAACATCTTTTTTATCTATTCTTGATGCTGGACAGAATTATGATCCTGGAACATATAATAATGTTCCTGTCATTGGTGGTTCTGGTATTGGCGGTTCTTTTAACATTGTTGTAGAATCGTTTTCTGGGTCAGTAACAAATTATGGCGAAGATTATAAAGGAGGAGCATATTCTGGCATTCCTTTAGAAGGAGGAAACGGATCTGGAGCTTCTCTAACATTTGATGTTTCTGGAATTGAAGGATCAACTACCTCAGCAGGTTCTGGATATAGCGATGGTTTATATTCCGATATTCCATTTCAAGGTGGATCTGGATCAGGCGCTAGATTTGGGTGTAATGTAAACTCTGGTGAAGTAACAGGAATTACTGTTTCAAATTCTGGATCTGGATATAGAAATGGAGATGTTCTCACTGTAAATGCAGCAGATCTTGGTGGAAGTGGTGGAGGATTTCAGTTCACTATTACTAATAATCCAGGTAACATTAATCCCGATACTTTAAACTTTACCGATAAAGGAAGCGGATACCAAGTAGGTGACATATTAACTCTTCCAAATGGAGTTACTTCCGTATCCACAACATTAGACGATCAAAGCACAGATATTACTGTAACTGCTGGTCAAGCAGCATCAATTAGAACAGGATTTGTTGTAACACAAACATCTGGAACTGGAGTTTTATCTTCTGGCGGTGGAATTGGTGGGGGTCAAATTACAGTATTTGCTATTAATGGCACAACGATTACACTTTCATCTGCTCCAGATACTTCAGGATCCGCAGTCTTAGACTTTATTCCAACTTATGGAATTCCGACAACTCCTTTTTCATACACAATTTCTAGTGTTGGAACTATAGGAACTGTCACAGTTTCTGAGGGAGGTAGTGGATATGCAAAAGGTGATATTGTATCTGTTTCTCCATATGATTTAATTCAACCAATTGCATACACAGTAACTGTAAATTCTGTAGACAAAATTGATTTTGTATCAACTGTTCCAAGTTCATTTGTTTCAGTAGGTCAATCAGTTTATGTTCCTGGTGGTGGAGTTCAAACAACATCTATAACATCTTCCACCACAATTGGAGGAGAATCGGGAAACACTTATTCAAATTTAACTGGATCTACTTCTGGATCTGGATCTGGAGCTGTTTTTTCTATCACTAGAGGATTTTCTGGAGATATTGCATCCGCAAATATAACTAGCGAAGGAGTTGGTTATTCTGCGTCCGATACTATTACTATCCTTGGTGCTGATGTTGGTGGATCTACTCCAGCAGATAACGTAGTAATTACAATTAATGCGGTAACACAAGATGGATCATTAGCAGAAGTTTATGAAGTCAGTATCACTGGCGGAAACATCAATTATATCGTTTGCGATTCGGTTGGTTTAACAGACACAAATTTAATTGCAAGATCTGGAACAACCTCTCCATTATACGAAATTGATACTCTGGAAACTTCCAACAAATATTTTATTGATTATGGTTCTGGACCAGAATATCATCCAGACTTAACATTATATTCTGGAAATAGATATAGATTTAATAATAGTTCAAATACTGCACACCCATTTAGATTTTCTGCTTTTAGAGACGGAATTCATTCACCAAGTTATATTGAAAATATTTCAACTACTCTAAGTGTAAGTTCCGCAGTTATCACAGTTGCAGATACAACTGGTATTGTAGCGGGAATGAACGTCTCTGCTCCAGGTGGTGGAGGTGGTGGTGGAGCATTGGCAGATCAGACAAAAGTGTTGAGTGTTGATAATGCTACACAAATTACATTAGATAAAACTCCAGTAAATGCTGGATCAGCTACTCTAACTTTTCAAGGTTATGCTTACACCGATGGAGTTTCATATGAAAGTTCTTATAGTGAGATCTTAGTATCAGATACTACACCTTCACCACTTTATTATTATTGCACTGTTCACCCAAATATGGGTGGATACGACAATGCCGAAGCACAAATTACTGTAGATACAAATAATCCCAAAGTTTTTGGTTCTGGATTTAGTGTCAACTTATCCGATATTCAGTCTGTTACAGCAGCTGATATCAACATCTCTGACAGAAAAATTACAACAGAAGATATTGAGGCGTCTACTGCTGACATTGATAACCTCACAGTCAATAATAATCTGACCGCTCTCTCAATTTCTGGTAATATTATTGCTCTATCCACGATCAATTCTTCTGGTAACTTTACACTGAATGCTTCTGGTCAGAATGTTACGGTGACCGCTAATAACTTCAAAGTAGGAACATTATTTAACGTAGCATCTTCAACTGGCAATTTACAAACTTCTGGCAACCTAAAAACTCTTGCTACGTTGAACGTTAATGATAAAATTAATATCACAAACAATATTATTTCTTCCACTGCTGGAAATGATATTTTAATCAAACCACCAACTGGCAGAATTACAAAGATTGATAATTCTTCTGCTCTGGTAATTCCAGTTGGTGATACAAATAGTAGACCAGGAAGTGGAATTGTTGCTGATGGTTCCATTCGTTTCAACACAGATAACAGTCAGTATGAAGGATATAGTGCTTCTACATCTTCGTGGTCATCATTAGGCGGCGTTAGAGACGTTGACGGAAACACTTACATTTTGGCAGAACTTACTGCAGGTGCTAATGACAACACCTTATGGTTCTATAATGACAATGTTAATACTCTAAAGTTAACTGGATCCGAACTGAACTTTAAAGCGGTCAAGAAAATTTCTTCAGAGAGATTAGGTTTACCAACATTCTCAAATTGGGTTGCAAATACACCAGTCGTCCAAGGAGCATACATTAAGTATAGAAACAATCTATATGAAGTAACTGCCAGTGGAACTACTGGAGGATCTGGAACAGAACCAATCCACACATCAGGAGCAGCAAATAGTGGAACAGCACAACTAACATGGTCTCAGTTGGCAGTATCTCCACTAACATTTGATGGAGCTGAGGAAATTCGTATTGGACCAAATAAAGATTGTGCTCTTGTTATAGGTCAGGAACTAAGAATTTTTGATAATACAATCTCTACTTCAGTGAAAGATTTGGTCATTCAACCAAATGCTGGTAAGCAAGTAATTGTAAATTCAGTAACCCACTTTAAAATTCCCGCTGGAACAGATAACGAAAAATCCATTGCCCCTGCTGGTCCAGGATCTATCAGATTTAATACCACCATCCAACAATTTGAAGGATATAGTGGAACTAACTGGTCATCATTAGGTGGTGTTAGAGACGTTGATGGAAATACTTATATTATTCCAGAAACTGCTCCTGCAGCAAATGAAAATATTCTGTATTTCTATAATAATAACGTAAACACATTACAATTGTCAGAATCTTCACTTGATTTTACTGGCATTGATAATATTACAACAAGTGGTGGCAATTCTCTTGCTATTAATACAGAGACTGTTACTCTCAACTCTTTGGATACAACTATTGATAATAGTGCTCCATCCAGAACTTTCATTCACACATCAAAACAATATTTGGATCTTGGATTATCTTCTGGATTAAACGTCGATCCAGTATTAAGACTTGACGATCAGGGTGATGTGTATCTAAACACTACATTTGGATCTGGAACTTTTAATGGTGTTAAGGTTCTTGATGGAGAACTAAAAGAATTTGAACTCGCTGACTATAAGATTAAAACAGCAACATTTTCTCTTATTAAGGGTGGAGCGGAAAGTTCTGCAGTTGTTTTATATCCAAGTTCATCTTCTAAAGGATGTAAGGTGACAGTTGTTTCCAAATCCACTTCTGGAAAGAGATCAATGTCTGAATATTCTGTTATTGATAATGGCACTGATATTTTCCACAATGAATATGGATCATTAAATACTTCAGCAGATCAATATACAGCATCTTTTGATTTCAATGCTTCTACAGAAGCTAGAATTACTTTAGCATTATCAAGTGATCACTCTAATGGAGATATTGTTAACTTCACCGTTCTAGTTCAGGAAATTAAGTAAAATGGCAACCAACTTACAAAAATTTGAATCCCTTGGTGGATTTTCTGTAGGAGAAACAGTTCATGTAGATGAACTGCACAATGCAAAAGAATTTAATTCAATTGAAATGAAGAATTCTTACTACACTGATAGTAAGACAACTAATTATATTTTGAGGGGTGTCAATACGGCAACTCTACAACTCGATGATGTTGGGACATCTATCACGATTGACAACAGCACGATGAATTTTATTACTGGTCATTTCATTGCTGTTAATCCATCTGGAGTTGTTTATGCTGGAAAAATTGAAAGTGTTGTTTACTGTGGTCCAGCAGGTGCTGTTTCCGAATTATCGAACATGCTGACAATCATTAAGCATGATGTCCCAATTTCAGAATCGTGGGAAATCAGTGCGTTTACATCAACGAATAGATTTAGTTATTCTACTGTAAGAACTGGAACAGTGCAGACAATTAAATGGGCGGTATCCACTGAAGTTGTAAGTATTGCTTGGGCTTGAGTGCTAAATATAAGATAGGAAAAAAGTCAAGGACACGGCAGCACCATGAGTTTTCATATTAATTCTGATAAGGAAAAGATTAGGGGCGTAAATCCTAAACTTATTGGTGATAATGAAGCTACAATCCGAGTTGGTTCTGGAGCTAATGAAAGAGAAGTTTTCAGGGCAGAATTAGATGCCCAGAGTGGACTTCCACGTATTGGCATTAACAGAACTGGACAAAGAGTTAATAATATTGTAGTAGATACTGGTGGAAGTGGTTACACAATTGCTCCAACTGTCACTATCGATGCTCCACCATCTGGTGGAACTCAAGCACTAGCATCTGCTTTTATTTTTAATGGTTCTGTTGTGTCTATTGCCGTTAATGATCCTGGCAATGGATACACAAGTCCTCCTAATATCGTAATCACTGGTGGTAATGGTGCTGGTGCTGGTGCTACTGCCGTTCTTGATACTGTTGACTATGAACTTGATATCAATGGTGCTATCAGAACTTCTACCTCTATTATTTCAGATACAGCAAGAATTCTGAACCTAGACATTGATAACTTTGTCACTCCAGATTTGAACCTGAGGGCACCAAACCTCAAAACATATATGAATGGCACAGGAACTCCTTGGGCTGCCAATGTAATTGTTCAAGAAAATGCATATCGTTATTCACAGGGTAACGTTT